ACATTTCAGCTCCATCGGATTTGAAGAATAAACCAGTGGGATTTGTATCCTGTCCAGTTACCGAAAAACTTTGCGTATATGATGCAGTATGTATTGCCCAAGCAGTAGATAATAAGTACTCATTTACATCATCTCCATTGGCGCCAATGATATACATTTTTGTGCCGTCGTCCTTAAAGTAAATGTCATTGGCTACAGTTTCTTCTGTGGCAACGCTAAAATAGTCAGTCGAAGGATAATTAAAGGAACCTGTACTAATGCTCCAGGCGGTACTCAGGTCGATGCTATAGATATTATCGTATTCACCATCTGCCATATATGCTACAGTTCCGTCACTTTTCAAAAACACACCTCTAGAAAGGGTGTTCGCAATTTGCGTTCCAATGTTGAAAAAGCCTGTGTAGCTAGCCGTTGAAATATCCCAAGCGGTAGACAAAGAGTACTGTTGGATGCGATTGCCACTGTTTCCTATGATATACATTTCTGTGCCGTCATTCTTGAAAAACAAATCTTGCACACCTGTTTGTTGCGCTGATACAGAAAAAGACTGCGAGAAGCTGGCTGTTGAAATATCCCAAGCGGTAGTCAAAGTGTACTCATTTACGCTGTCACTTTGGTTGCCACAGACGAACATCTTTAATCCATCTGTTTTGAAAAAAACTCCGTTTGGGGTGTTTTCTTGTGTTGACACCGAAAAACTTTGCGTATAGCTAGCGGTAGATAAATCCCAAGCCGTCGTTAGGTCGTACTGGTAAACGCTATCTCCAGTGGCACCTACCACGTAAAGCACATCTCCGTTTGCGCTAAAAGTTAATCCGACAGGTGTCACATCTTGGCCGCTAACGTCAAGACTTTGGACATAGCTAGCTGTTCGTATTACCCAAGCTGTAGATAGAGTGTACTCATACACATTGTCGTTATTGATACCTACCGTGAACATCTTTGTCCCGTCCGATTTAAAAGTAACTCCGTGAATATTGTTATCCTGTGCTTCGACATTAAACCAGTTTATCGGTGTCCCAGTAAAAGAGGCGTAGCCAATGTCCCAGGGATTTGCAGGGCCTCCGCCCCCGCTGCCTGCTGCTGCCCTAAGTCCTAGAGGAATCCTCATGCTGCATCTCCTACATAAGCGCCGTACACTTGGCTTCCAACTTTCCAAAACTGCACGACCGTATATCCAGTTGTTGCAAGTGTAGGCGCACTGCCGCCAGTCCAAATAACTCCTGTTGTACCCCAAGTCGCATCTGTCCATGTCAGGGTATAGGCAGTGCCATCATCAATCATCATGGTGACGGCTTCACCAGCGGCGAAGTTTGTTGCTTTAGGTGTGCGGTTGGCGCCGAGCGTGATCAGCTGAACACTTCCATTACCAGGATCTACTTCAAACGCTGCGCCATCACTGATGGTGTAGACATCCTCAAGGATCGTACCGACGATCGCAGGATCGGTCAGCGTTTGTACTGCTGTAAATGTTTGAGCTACATCAAGTTTTGCCGTATCTGCGTCGTAAGCCTGGACGGTTGAGCCAATGTCGCTGTCAACGAGAACATTGGACCCACCGTTCTGCAACGTGCCAGTAAAGTTGGCTGTTGTGTCGTCATACTTAGCTGTATCAGCATCATATGCTTGAACGGTTGATCCGATGTCTGTATCTACTAGAACATTGGATCCACCGTTCTGCAGTGTGCCGGTAAAGTTCGCTGTTGCAGCATCATATTTAGCTGTATCTGCGTCGTATGCTTGAACATTGACACCAATATCACTGTCAACGAGAACGTTAGACCCACCATTTTGCAAGGTGCCGGTAAAGTTGGCAGTAGTTGCGTCATACTTTGCGGTATCCGCATCATACGCTTGAACTGTTGATCCAATATCAGTGTCTACAAGAACATTGCTTCCGCCGTTTTGAAGTGTGCCAGTAAAGTTTGCCGTGATGTCGTCATACTTAGCTGTATCAGCGTCGTAACCCTGAACAGTAACACCCACATCCCCGTCGACTAAGATTGTATTGCCTGCCGGCAAGTTTGGGTCATATGCTTGAACATCAGTCCCGATGACCAATCCAAGTGTTAAACGTTGAGCTGCTGTATCAGCATCGTCAAGCAATGCTTTGCCCGCTGTTGTAATGTCTCCACCAAGCTGCGCAGTTGTTACAACACCTGAATCAATAGTCCAAACTGTTCCGCCACCGCTGACTGTAATGTCACCTTTGTCTCCATCTGTCAAAGAAACAGGTGGTGTTATCCAACTTGTTGTTCCGTCTGAATTTGTACTTAAAATATAACCTGATATTCCAGTTGCATTTGGAAAACTATATAAACCGTAAGGTTTAATATCTCCCAGTCCACTGACAATAATTACTCCCCCGCTTGCATAGTATGTATTGCCAGAAATAACTCCTGTTGTAAAAACACCTGATCCAAAAAAACCGCTTCCACTTGCGGAGATATTACCTGTTGTGGTTTGCGTGAAGTTTGCAACGGTAAAGTTACCTGTTGCAGCTGTTACAGTAACTGCTTCAATTAAAGTTCCAGTGATATAAGCGCCAGAAACACGAGTTGTAAATGTACCGGATATTCCTGTTAAATTTGTAAATCGTCCAATATTTCCGGTAACCGTGCCGCCAGATACTACGCCTCCTTCAACACGAGTGCTTCCAGTAACATAATTAAAAGTGCCGTTTTCAGCTACAACATTAAAACCTGATAGTTCACTTGTGAAAACACCAGTTACGCCTGTAATTCGATTGAAAACACCAGTTTGTCCTGTAATGGTTTGACCTGAAACACGTGTTGTAAATACACCAGAAATGGCGTTTACATTGGTAAAAGATCCCGTGGCACCGGTAAGTGTTAAGCCGGATATTTGACTTGTAAAAATTCCATTTACCCCGGTTACGGATGTAAAACTTCCTGCGTCACCCGTTACAATTGCTCCGGAAACACGATCAGTAAATACGCCAGTAACACTGGTTAAGTTGCTAAATAAACCACTTTGACCTGTTATTGTTTGTCCTGAAACACGATTTGTAAAAGTACCAGTAAGCGCCGTCAGGTTTGAAAATAATCCTGTAACGCCTGTGATTACATTTCCAGATAAGTTTGTAAACGTTCCTGTTGCAAACGTGCCAGTCGTTGCGTTTAAGGTTTGACCTGTAATTAACGCACCGCTAACCGATGTTGTAAAAACCCCAGTTAATGCTTGTACGCGAGTAAAAAGTCCTGAGGCACCGGTAATGGTGACTCCTGATATAGAAGTTAAACCAAAGATTTCGTTGCCCGTCAGGTTTCCAAATTCTCCAGTAATCCCTGTAACCGTGTTGCCGGAAATAGTGCCGCTTACAACTAACCCAGAAGAAATCGTACCGCTGCCACTGATGGTTAAATTACCTGCAGCCTCAATATTTCCTGTCGTTGCAATCGAGGGAATAACAAGTGTATCAGTAAAAACACCTGTAAGTGCTTCTACTCTTTGGAAGAAACCACTAATACCTGTAATGGTTTGTCCTGAAATCTGATTGGTAAAAGTTCCGGAAACACCTGTAAGGTTTGTGAATAGACCAGTATTTCCCGTTACGGTTGTACCAGAAAGGTTTGCGGTAAATATACCAGTAACTCCGGTAAGTTGTGTTGCTTGAACAGTATCTCCCGTAATAACCGCACCGGATAATTGCGTTGTAAACCGACCAATACCAGCATTAATGTTTGCAAAGAGACCGGTTTGACCTGTTACTGTTAAACCTGAAACTCGCGTCGTAAATGTTCCAGAAACACCCGTTAAATTTGTAATTAGTCCTGTGTTTCCAGTGATTGTCTGACCGGATAAGTTGTTGGTGAAAACACCAGAAACACCTGTTAAATTGCTAAATTTACCCGTATTGCCTGTGACTGTTTGACCAGAAACAGTTGTGGTAAATATACCAGTAACACCAGTTAAATTATTGAAGTTACCAGCATCACCTGTAACATTTGCTCCAGAAACAGTTGTGGTTCCGACGATATTTACACCGGTAATATTGGTTCCCGTTAAAGAACTAAATAGACCCGTAGCACCAGTGATTGTCTGTCCGGTGATCGTACTAAAAAGGCCGGTTTGACCTGTAATAGTAATTCCACTGATTCGAGTAAAATTACCAGTACCTACCGTTTGTGTTCCGACTGTTAACTGTGTAATATTTCCGGTTGTTCCGTTAACATTTAAACCATTTAATTGTGTACCCGTAATAATTGTGCCACTTACGTTGCCACTAAAAGAAGAGTTTCCGGTAACAATAAGCGAACCAAAAGTACTGACTCCCGTAATGTTAAGAGAGCCAAGAGTAAAGGAGCCTGAAACGTCTAGGTTGTTAGCAACAACCAATGATCCGGCGACGGTGCCGCCCGTCAGTTCAAGATAATAACCGTTAAAGTATTCTTTGGTTGTTGCAAAAGTAAGTTTTTTATTTTTTAAGCCGGGATCAACCTCGGCAACATCAACAATTGCCAATAGGTCTTCATCGTTTATATTGCCAGCTGTAATAGCTGGCAGCTCAGAGATGCGCCTGTTAGCCACCTATTCAACCACGTTTCTTATAATTAAAATTATAAGAGGTCTTCACTTATCATTTTACTTTGATTTCAATTTGTGGTAGTCGACTTGCTGCAAAATTCCAAAGTGCTGGGATTCCAAAGACAATTCCACAAGCGATTGCAAAAACAACAATTAGCTCAGCGACTGTTAAGTTACGACGTACGTAAACAATTTCTGGTTTTTGAAAATTTTGCACTGGCACTGGACTTGTCATCCCTTTGCTTGCAAGCACTTGCTGTACGGCTAGCTCACGAGCTTGCGCTTTCATTGCTTCAAAATCTGGGTATCCAGACAAAGCAGCGGGGGACGGCACTTGGAAGTCGGGCTGCAAATTGGGCGCCTGACTTTCTGGGACTTGCTCTTCCATGATCTAGCAAAAACTTTGTTTATACATTAGCATTTCTAAAAAGGAAATGCATTGATGGCAAGTTTTGGTATTAGAAAAGGGCTGGAGGACATTGCCCACGAGCTAAAGGGTATTCGAAACATTCTTTCATCCATGTGGCATAGTCGTTATCAGGATGGCGAAACTGACCTCTTAAATCCGGAAGCATTTGCTGACGAATATATTTCGACCGAAGAGTGTGGCAGGCGCTTGGGTGTTTCCGACCAAACGATCAGGAACTGGATCATGCTCGGCAGACATAACCCGCAAAAAGGATGGACCGAAGGAATCCACTATGTCAATATAAACCCAAATCAAAGCAAGAAAAGCGTAATTCGAATCCCCTGGAATCATTTGATCCAATCTTTTGCTAAAAATAAAAAGAGTGAAAGTTCCGACTTCCATAAGGGTGTTTTGTACAAAAGTCTTAATGGGAATAATCAATGACAAGCCATCGTTTCGAATGTTTGAATATTCATGAGGTAACCCTTGAGAATTATTCTGAAATATTGCCTGCGTCTTTGTGCCAGCAGGTGACGCCCTTCTTACCGCCTGAAGGATCTTTTGATACCGCTTGCCTGGTGAGGTATCTGGAAAATATTAAAAACTATGAAGAAGAAGATGAGAATTCGAATATGACTTTGGCCAATCGCCTAAGGATGGCTTTTAAAGATTTGCAGCCAGATACAATTTGTGGCAAATTTCCCTTGGCTGAATTGCCGCTGAAAAGGCGTTTGCGTTGTGTTGCTGAATATCTAATCCGTTCCGGAGAGTTTGACAAATTAAAAGACGAGAGAGGCAAACTAATTAAAAAAAGAGGTAACCTAGGAAAAATGGTTGTAATCTATCAGCCATTGCCTAAACTGCTCGAAGCACTTGTACGTCAAGGATTAGTAGAAAAATGAACCGTCGAGAAAAGTTAATCACTTCTGTTATTGGTCCAGAAATGGACAAGACAAGTGCGCGGATGCTTTCCAGTACCATCAAACTAATTCTTGGTGATATGGGCCAGCACTACTACAAAATGTGGGAAGCAGAGGGTCCGGGAATCATGGTGTTTCAACCCGAAGATAAAGAGCGTTCTATGTTCTTTTGGACTTTAGAAGAAATTCATTCGGCACAAGAAAAATGTGAAGGCGAGAACAACGGTGACCTTGCTGAAACTTTTCGTCGCGTACTAGAGGCAGCCCAGAAAATCGATCCTAAAGAAAAAGCTGGGTATTTAATTAACGACAAAGAAGGAATTCGGTACCTTGAAGTTGACTACAACAAAAAAGCGGAAGAAAAATGAGCATTACGGCGCCCGGCTATAAAAAAGAAGACCTGGAGCTTATTACAAACTATGATCTTGTATCGTCTGCACACGCTTTGCTAGATGGTATTCAACTAGATGTTGCTAGTTCTATAACAGCAAATTCTTTTGTTGAGGCCGAGCATTTCTATACACCAACAGAAGATGGGCTGAATTGCCAGCAATGGTTCGGGCGCGTTTATTTATTTCCTCCAAGTGGCGCTTATTTTTGGGAAGCAAAAAATGAACGCTGGAAAATGACACGGGCCACGTCTAAAACGTTGCGCTCCTCTCATGCTGTATGGTTCGAAAAGCTATATAAGTCCTGGCTGTCTGGTGAAATCGAACAGGGTTTATACTTTTCAAATTGTCCAGACATGATCAGATACGATCAGCGCATTTTTGATTTTCCTGTTTGTTTTTTGAAAACAGCTCCCACCTTAAGAAAAAACACAAGCAATGGTATCTCTATACATAAAACGTGCACCTCATTCTTGGTTTATCTGCAACCACAAGATCGTGTAGCATCTGCTACTGAGCGATTTATTGACATTTATTCAGAAAAAGGCCGCATTCTTCTCTGAATTGTGTAGAGTAACTTCGATTGAGTTTTGTCATGAGCGTACTAGCTGACTGGGAAATCCGAGAATTGGTTGAAAAGGAGGGGATGATTGAACCATTTGTCGATCATCTTGTCAACCAAAAAAAGGACAAAAAAATCTTAAGCTATGGGCTCAGTTCTTATGGTTACGATATCCGCTTGTCCCCCCAGCAGTGCCTTGTTTTTGGACGCATTTCGGAGGGTGAATGTGATCCAAAGGATTTTAATCCTTCTATTTTGACCTCTTCTGAGCTTTTAGAAGACGAAAAAGGGCAGTATTTTCTTTTGCCTCCATATGGGTATTGTCTTGGTGTGGCCCAGGAAAAACTAAAGCTTCCACGTGATGTTACTGTCGTTGCGGTTGGCAAATCAACCTATGCACGCTCTGGGATTTTAGTTAATATCACTCCAGCTGAATCTGGATGGGAAGGATATTTAACACTAGAAATCAGCAACTGCACTGGGCTATACAACCGTGTTTATGCTGATGAGGGAGTAACGCAGCTTCTTTTCTATCGAGGCAATCCTTGTGAGGTTACTTACCAGGATCGCAAAGGCAAGTATCAAAACCAAAAGAAAGAAATAGTTTTTTCTCGTGCTTAACCAAAGGGTTTTCCAAACTGTGGCAATGGTTTATTAGCATAGTTTGTTCCGCCTCCCCGACCAAAGCGTTCGCCCAGGTTGGGGAGTACTGTTCCATCAATTAGAAGCTCACTTCTTGGTGTTTTGCCTCTTATTTGTGGATCCATGATATTTTTTCTTTGGTTGTAAGCTGCTGCCGTTTTAACCGCTTTAGTAAAACGAGCAACACGATCTTGTTTGTTATTTAAAGAAGAAGCAATATCTCTTTCTTCTGGATCTAATCGGCGCAAGTCAATGTCATACGCCTGTTCTGGACGAAGATCTGAAACCTCGGCTCCAGAGGTTCCACCAGATCTTTGTCCGGTTTCGTAAAGTGGGCTGTATATGCTTGCCATGATAATATTGTAAATGAGATAACCCTATGTACATATCAATGCATAACGCAGCTGGATTTCTAGACAGTTTTGTCCAAGATGAACTGAAGTGTCGTTGTTTAACGGAAGAAGACTTCGGCGGTCCGCTCGATAATGAAGAAAATGATGTACCCTTATATGATATGTACAATCGAGGGTTGACTTTATGCGAACAAGGGCTGGAGCGGAATCCGTTGAATCTCGAGGGGCAACGTCCTGGAACGACTGGTTTGATCCCATCGATGGAAGAGGGGATGGCAATGGGGGCAGCACCAAGGCCGAAGACTCTGGTACTGGAGCTGGAAGAGCCAGAGGAGATGGAGAAAGTTCTGTCGGCAAAACGGCGGGGTTTGATGCGCTAGATATTTCTACGCAAGTTCCCGATTACCCTGGTCTAAGTGCGATGACAGAATGTGCTGGTGGTATCTGTCCTGTGCCTTGGGCAGTCAAAGAAGAAGCGCCCACCATTCAACCAGACGAGGTAAACCATCCTCCGCACTATACCGATGGTGGGATTGAGTGTATTGAAGCTATTGAAGCTTCATTGACGCCGGAAGAATTTCGTGGTTATTGCAAGGGTAACCTAATGAAATATGGCTGGCGTGAACGCCTGAAAGGCGGTACTAAATCACTGAAAAAAGCGCAGTGGTATTTAGACCGTCTTATTGCGTTTGATGAAGCTCAAAAGGGCTGAAGATCTTCGTCATCCTCATCCTCGTCGTCGCAAATAAATGCGGCGGCGAGTTCTGCTAATTCCAGATCTGTTGGTATATCGAAATCAATAGAAATATTCTCGTCGGCCAAAATGTCTTTAATTGCAAACCATTCCATCAGCCGTTGGTGATACAGGTTTAATAGAGCAGCATAAAGCTGTTCCCATGTCATCTCTTGGGCTTCAAGCTCGGCTCGCCGCATGGAAAACTGTAATTCCAAAGGAAGCTCAAACTGTCGAGATTCCACTGACTTTTCCATGGTATCCACAATTTCTATCAGTTTATTCTACGACCACGCATTAATCAATCCACATAGGTGGAAAAATTCTCAATCGATCCCTCTTCTCCAAGAAGTTCATCCAGCCACACAACGTTGCTCAACTCAAAAGAGTTGGAAAAATCAGTCAGAACATAGGGGTTGATTGTCTCTTCCAGTTCTTGGATCGCGTTGATTTGGTTGGGAGTGCCTGAATAACATCTGAAAGCTTTTAACAAAATATTGGAGGAACAATACTGAATTGGATTGATGTCATACAAGAAAAGCCTTACTTCTTCCTTGCGACGACTTAAGAGCCCACCCGTTGCTTGTCCTTCATGGTCATAGATCCATTTCATCATGCAATCAACAACAGCAGACCAGTCTTCGTTTTCAATGTCATCTAATAACTCGCTGTAGCGGAAGGGTTCCCAACCAACAGAATGAATAAAAGACAACAAAGATTGCTTCATATGGTAATCAAGTTTTATATTCTCTTTTTCCAAGAGGTCGTCAATGATGTTTAACTCGTGTGTTAAATATTCCAATGCTTTGTGTTTTGTGCAGCAATGGCCCTTTAAGACAGGGCTGCCATCTGGATAATACTGGCTACCAAAACCAAAGGTAAAAGGCGCACCACCGGTCGCTGGATCGGGGTACGCCTTCTCATTGAAGCCCTCGTATTTGCAGATTAGTTCAATCGCAAGACAATAATCTTTCATGGAGATATTCAACAATATCTCCAATCATACATAATTTATTTGCCTTGACCACGAGAGAGCTTTCGGCCATGATTAGCCTTTGAATGCTTCCCGTCCCCTTGTCGTGTGAGCTTGGGTTTGGACTCAAGCTTAACCATTGAACCTGATTTTGGTTTGGCCATGATTTACCAGTTGTAGTTACAAGCCCACCATCCGGGAGTCAGTTTGTCTTTCTTCTCGGAGCAGTTGTGGCGTGCCTTAAAATTAGCACGTCTTCCCTCGTCTTTGTGTTGTAGATAATCTTCGTAACCTCTCGCCCCAAAACGGACAATCGCCTCCTTGCCCCCTTGGCAAGCCTTCACAACATATTTATGTTTATCCCCCTTTGGTGCTCGTTGAGGCTCATTGCACTTCATGTTTTCTTTCTTATATTTTCCGGCTGCGGCGGCTGCTTTCTTTCTTTTGTCTGACATTAGCTAAATCCTTTAAACAGTGAAGTAAATTCTTTTAAGAAAGAAGTTGCAGCTTCGCTTTTTTCTGGAACTTCTTCATCGCTTTCAAATATTTTAAAATAAGAAGGTTCGGCTGAAGTTGTTTCTTCTTCTTGTTTAGATCCGAACAGTTTTATGGCTAAGGGGGATTCTGGGGTTTCGAGGTTTTCGTCATCTGCAAATAAAGTACTAACAGTAGAAAACGCCTTAAAGGGATCCGTTGCATCAGAAAGAACACTTTCAAACGGAGTGCCTGTTCCTACTTTTGTAACTAATTCTTGTTCGCTGCGATCTAAATCTGGGAAGAATTCTGTGTAAAAGGCGTCTTCGGTACCCCCGTAACCCGCATTTTTAAAGAATGTATATAAAGCTGTAGGGTTTTTAGGCTGTTCTTCTTTGACATCTTCTGGGCGCTCAATATAACTAACCCCAAGAGTCTGTTGATTAATTTTGTCTTGTTGTTCGTTTAAGTATTTAATATTTTCTCGAATATTTCTTGCTTCTTCAGTACGCAATTGTTCTATCAAATATTCTTTGACCTGTTCAATCGTTATATCCTCACCTTCAAGGCCAACTGTTTTTAAAATTTCATCCCAGCTTTCTTTGTCTTTTAGTGGGTCAATTGATCCAAGAAGTGCATCAGCATATTCTTCTGGCGTAACAAATTTCATAAAGCCCGCTCCGCCATAGAACTCTCGCCTTGCCGCCATTTCTACGCCAAAATTTTTAATCTTCTTCTCAAGTTCCTGGTACGGCAAAATGTCTTCGGCTGGATCCAGGAGGAAAGGATTGCCTTCAGCGTCTGTTACGGCACCTGTGCTTCCTTTTGCTTGATAGTGCAATTTTGCAAACACATCGCGATCGGTTGCATATGTGCCTTCCATTCCATAGCGATAAGCTTCAATAGCCCAATCAATCCCATCATCACCAACAACACCATTCTTTGCATTTTCAAAGTCAGTAGCGACAAGATCTCGCTGAAGCTCATATTGTTTTAATTTTTCAGGCCCAACAAGCTTGCTGTTGTTGGCCACCGGATCAAAGTAAAAAGACGTATCAAAATTTTTAGTGGTTGTTTCTGATGTTTGCAATAAATCAAGAAAAGATCTAGATCTTAAGTTTGCAATTTCTTTGAGTTTATTGATTGTTGTTTGCGATTGGAAAACATTTTGCTCTTCTTCTTTCACATCTAAATAACTAATAAATTCATCCATAGATTTTGATTGGTCAAAACGTGGCTTAAGATAGCCATCAATAAAGTTAGTAACAAATTCTTTTTTGGACTCCATGTCAATATGGAACATTATTTTTTTAAAATCTTCCATATTGTTAACATCTAAAACCCTGTCCCCCTCCTTATATTTTTCTGCAATATCTAAAAAGATGGGCCTGGGGAGCGTTGGATCTTTTTCATAAGCAGCAATTTCTTCTTTTGCGTTTGTTTGTAAAGTAGACAGTTCTTCTTCACCGAATTCTTTTGCTTCAATTTCATACTCTTCATATCTTTTAATCAAAGTTTCATCAAACCATTTTTGCCAGTTATAAATGGTAGTGTTAGAGCTCAGTCCGGTAATTTCTCCAATTCCTTTTTCAATTTGTTCTGTCGCCTTTTGCCTTGATCCAGAGAGAGACAGAATCCCTCCGATTCCCGTGTCTCCAATAATTGAATTGGCAAGAGTCGTGTTGATATTGAGAATGTCGTTATATCCTGGTAAACCTTTCATTAAACCCAGATTTGATTCTTCAAGCTTTGCTTTTTTTAATTCATCAATACTGACTTTTAAAAGGTCCTGGGCAAGTGAGCCGAGTTGTTTTTCTTTTTGGTAATCTTGTGCACTGAGGGTCTGCCCAAATGTTTGCTCAAGTAAGGTATCAATTTCTTCTGTGTTTATTAGATTACCTTCTTCGTCAAATTCTGGTGTAGACATTACCACTTTTTCAGCACCAGTGGGATCTGTAACAATGCCCAATACTTGGTCTCTGTACAGTTGTTTTTCATAATCTGTCAACACTTCCTGGAATCCATCTGCTTCGTCTGCTGCTTCGGGTGCATTGCCACGGTTTCCTTCTGCTTTACCTTGAGTCGTATAATGCCAATGCGCATAATTGCTTTGGCTACCGTAAGTTAATGTAATGTCTAAATCGGGTAAAGAAATGGGCCGAGTGCTTAGTCCTGTGCTGGCAGATCTTTGCGCCCTAGTCCATCCACTTTTTGCATCTTTTCCTCCATCTGTATTGTCTATGTAATAACTTGAATTAAATGAACCTACCGGTGGCTGCGCTCCACTGGTAACTGGATTCCATGGCGTTATGTTTCTTTCTGTATAACTAGCGTTGGTGATGTCAATAATGTTGTTATCAACTAAATCTCTCCACAATAGATTTTGTTGGGTTGAGCCTCTTACGCCAAGCGCTGGCACAAGCCCACTCATCAATGCTTTATATCCGCCGGCCCTTGCACCGTTAATAGTGCTCACAAGATCTCGGTAGCCATCAAGCAGTCTCGAGCCAATTAAATTTGTTCCCGTAAGACTAACTGTCCCATTATTATTTAATGCGATTTTTGCTCCTGGCAACATACGTGCCTCATTTCTTCCCCAATCATTCCAATGATTAAGGCCCCATTGGCTTTTGGTTTGTGTCGGGGGTGCTTTGGGTACGATTCTGCCTTCTGATCGTCCCCATGTATTGTAATGATCTTGTCCGTACTGTGCTACACTTCGTCCATTATTATTAACCTGATAATCTGCAACTAAATCTGAATAGCTATTTACATACGCCACAAAATCATCAGGGCCACTATTTGCATACGCAGTACGAAGATCGCTATATTGATCAACATAGTCGTCGTAGATTGTCATGAGTAATCACCAAAAATAAAAGTAGCTTCTTGTTTTATCCAGGATTCAATCCTATCAAGAGTTTCAACTGAAAAGAAGGATTGTCGCTTAAACCAGCTTTTCATGTCTTCTGATCCTTTGTGAGCATTGCAGCGTCTACAACAAGGAATAAGATTGTGCCGATTTGACGAGCCGGATTTAAATCTTGGGATGATATGGTCCAGGCTTGTTGCGCCGTCTCCACAGTAACCACATTTATGATTCCATGCTTGATATATACTTTCTCTGAATCTTTTCTTTGCAAGTTTTGGTGTTAATTCAACTAGCAGGGCGAGGGGCTCGTGCTCGTTGCAAAACATGCTATTTAATTGCCGTTAATTTATTTTAATTTCCCCACACAATTTCCTGGCTTAAACAAACAGATTAAATTTTAATTAAACGTATTGACAGCCTATTGACGAGAGGTAAGGTATATGAGTAATCAATGCCAGTCCAATGGCTAAGCATCCAGGCTGGGTCTCAGCCCAACAAGTTGAAGAGCTTCTTGGGATCGACCGCAAGACTCTTTTTAAGTATCGCGATGACGGTACTTTGAAACTGGGTCCACACTTTGCCGCCTTTCCGGAAACGCGTTCCCGCGATAGCTATCGTTGGAATGTAAAGGCGGTCAGGAAACACCTGCAAAAGCAGGGGATGATGCCCGTCGCTGCTTGAGATCGCGGTAGTGGTTTTTACGAAGCCTATGACCAAGAATTAAATCCGTGATGTTTAATTCCACGTCTTGAAAAGCCATTGCTTCATAAAGTGCTAAGGAAACTAGATTCCAGCAGTCCTGTATTTTACGGGGCTGCTTTTCTTTTAAACCAAATAAAGAAACCCACTGTGGATGAAATGGATGAACTGCTCTTTTTTTGCTGGGTACAGAAATAGAAAAATCTGGTTGCCACGCAAAACCCAGGAGTTCTTCTGGTTTCAAACCATAGGTTGCAACCATGGCATAAAGCCACGCAATTGCTTTTGTTCTTTTGCCAGAAGCCAAGCGAAAATACTCATCTACTATTCGCTGGTCCAAAGGGGGCTGATGTGTCATGAGTCGTATGGGATGAAGTTAACCGCAACCTAAACAAACGTGTGGCCCACGCGCCAGTGCTAAAGGAATTCTTAATCAGTCCAACGGGACTAATATAAGTTTACATTATATTAAGCTGGCGGGATTCCACTGGCATATGCCTCCCAGGCCAGGCCTATCGCTTCTATGGTTGAAACCTCTCCGGACACATACGGAAGATGTACTACATCACCAACATGGTAAACAGTTGGCGAACCCCTATAGGAAACAGTGCTTTCTCCGTAAATTCTTTTGCCAAACTGTTGTTCAGAATAAATAAAATTAGATTCAACAACGTCCCCAAACTTGGGTTCTAACTCATCTGGCGCTGCCATTATAATCAAAAATTATAGTTAATTTTAACTCTAACGCTTACTGACGGTCAATTCATCTTTACATTTTAAGAAGAGGGCAGCTCGCCAGATGCTGGTATATACGTATTGCCGCTCTTGTCAAACATGGTGAACCCGGCCATCTTGATAAAAGTAGAGGGAACATTGAATAGCTTCTGCATCATTGGCATCATCATTGGAGCCTGACAATTGTAAGGAGGTACATCCATCAAGGACAAAGAAATTCTTTGTTGATTTGCTGCTCTTGCTTCGAGTTGATCGCTTTCTGTTTTTTGGACAAGGTCTTGTTCCCAAGCCGCCATGCTTTCTATTCCAACGGGAAAATCAGAAGGCTCTGGAGGAAATACACCTTCTTCATATTTCATCGCATAGATATGTTTGCAGTAACGCATCTCATCTAGTAGAGGTGTCCATGTATCGGTAAGGGATACAATTACATTTCCTTCTGCTGCGTAATCACCGTAAGAAGGCATTCCTTCTGACTTTGCGCCAGGTAAAGATGGGTCTGTTGTGCTTCTTAAATACATTGAACCAAAGTCTCTAAAAACACCTGGATTATCTCTGTTTGCGCCTGTTTTTGTTGATGTAGTTGGAGTAATAGTTGGCGGAACGTTATATTCAGGAGCAGGCGAGATAATCCGCATATCTCTGTTTGTTGTTGCGCTAGTCATTGCCGCATTATTGACGACACCATTTTCTGTCAATACTTCGTAACGTCCTGGCTTTAAAACAGCAATGTTTGTTCTCGGGAATTTACTTTTTAGCGAATTTGATACTTTGTTCAAAGAAGAAACAAATGCGTAATCCCTTCTATTGAAGTCTTGACAAGAACAGCAATATCGTGTTCCCGTCATTAAAAAGCGGCTCACATCTGGAGGTTTAGTGGCAGGCGTCACTAAAGTTCTATCGGGAGTGGCTTCAACCGAACCGGCCTTTTGTAACTTAAGAATCCCATTGAATGGATCTGTATCTACAAGAACAGCAGATACATAACCATATCTTTTTTGTGTCGCCGGATTAATTGTATTCCGATCAATAGGCACCCCACCTGCGCTGATAATTCTATCTTCTAGGATTTCTCCGTTAATAGCCTTTAGGCCTCCTGGAACTCCTGGAATCGGTACATATAGTGGAGGTGGCAAAGGATTAAGGGCGCTCCATGAACCAGAAAGTTGTACGTACCAGAAGCTATCATCCTCTGTAACAGAGGCGATTGAAGCGGGTGTTCCACTTGTATCTTCTATGTTGTCTAAACGCAAGCTACCGGCAACACGTACGCCAGCCCAATGCATTCCAAATTCCTTGTTTTTAGTTGGAAAGCCTTTAAAGACCCCAGGAATCTTAGGCTGATTTCCATTGGAGGGTGGTAGCCCTGGTGGTAAGGGTATTGTATAAGTAAAAGGATAATCGTAAGAGTTATCATAAAAAGCAGCGGTCGCAAGTTCATACCCTCTGCGCCAACGAGACCATGCCGCTTCTCGGTTAACTGTATAGATAGAATCTGGGACAGAGCCTTTTGAAAACTCAGTCGTAATTGGCTTTACAGCACGAGGAATAAAAACTTCTTTCCTACTGAAATTTCCAAAAGAGCTACCACTCTTTTTGGCCATAATCAGAAGAAGCCGCCTTGTGCCGTAATGTGAACGCCAGGGGTATAGCCGGAAATATTAGCGCCATCAGGGAAAACCCCAACGTAAATACGATCGCCACGTTCCAGGTAGATTCCTTTGTTTCGGAGTGGGGCGCTGGCACCAAGGCCATTAGTATTGCCTGCTTGAACTGTGGGAGTAGCAAGTTGAGGCATGACATCGGAGCAATCAACTATGCCGCTGTTTGCGGGTACAGTCTTTGCAAAAAGAACTCGATAATCACCAGATGCTGGAACTGGGGTTGTTGTTCCACGAGTCTGGTAAAACACAAAAGTTACGGCTGGTTTATAGCCATATGCAGAACCGTTGTAAGTAAATCCGCTCGATGTACCGCCTGAATAAATTAGAGAAGTATTAACACCTGTGAGAGTTGTTGCGCCGGTATATGTGTAATAACCATAGCCACTCTCTGCAGCAGTGCCTAAGACCCCAGTGGCAGAAATAAAAACAATCTGACCACTGACAAGAGATATAACAGTGCCAGAAGTCGAAACGTTAACTGTGTAATCTGGGTCACGGTGAAAGTCATTGCGGGCAATAGTAATAGAATCTACAACCCCGCCATTGTTATTGTCTTCGCTTAATTCAGCGTCCATGTCAACCAGGATGGACGGCGCTTGTCCACCCTGAACAAATAAGGTATTGGATGCTGCACTGCCAACAGTCTGCGTTGTTACTCGAACGGAGTCGAATAACGGACGATCAACCAGCAGCGGCTGCTTGTTTGTAGAGGTTGACGACAATGTTCTATACCTTGTTTTTTATTTATTATAATCCTGGCAATCGAGCGGTGCTAGTTAATGCCGATAGATAAGGACTAACTGGTGTTAAAGATTGGGCAGAAAACGCATCACGCTGTACAGGTGACATTTGTTTCATTGCAAGGTTCAGCACAGAACCTTGTAATGCAGGAGAATTCAAAAGCAGTTCTCCTGTAAACGCAGCAAGTAAGCTTTGTGGATCAATGAGTGATCTAGATGCGGCCTGTTGTGTGGGTTGATCTAGAGTGCCGAGTTTTTCATAAATTGCTCTGGCAGCTTTTTGGCGAGCTTCCGTTTTGGGGATGCCTGCACGCTCGTAATCGGTAACGAAACGCCTTGCCGCCTCTTCTGGGGAAACAGCACCACGCAACGATTGTCCAGCAGCTTTCTCTGGCCCTTGAAGCTCATGGATAAGAAAGTCGGCTTGTGCTTCAACGCTGCCAGGATCTAGTCCTTTTTGTTTGGCAAAGTTAATCAAAGCATTTTGACGCCCACCCGTCCACTGCGCTAAGCCAAAACCACCTACACCTAAGGGTGCGCCAACCTTACCACCCTCATTGATGCGAGGATTGAAGCCGGATTCCAGCTGGAAATTACCAAGGGCGCCTGCGATTTGACCGCGTGAATACCCAGCCGCTTGCATGCGCTTGGCAACAATAAGAGCGTTGGGATCTAACGACATGGCTGCATTAGCTTTGTTCTCCTACCCAATTTGAACTTGCCTTGAGACCAGGAACAAAAATGGTTTGTAGCGCCAGGGTTGTAGCCAGGTACGCAAGGGTGCGTTTAACAAAATTAGGGCAGAGAATCATTGGTTTAAAGCAACAACACTGGCCTCCGTGAATCAAAGATTCGTATCCAGCTGGTTGGACTTACATGCTAAGCAACGCCAAGTATATTATTTTTGGGCAAAAATACGTGCAAGCATTGCTTGTTTTTCTGCTTCAGCAAGTTCTTGCGCTTGTAACTGAGGAGTCATAAAAGCTTGTTGTTGTGGCATTGGAGTAAAGGCTGCACCATTGCCAATAACTGCTTGATACATTGCATCAGATGCAGTACCGAATGCAGGCAGTTGTCCAGGCATTGGCGTTACATCGGGACGAATACCTGTGGCATCGACTGGCGCAATCGCATTAAGCATTGCTTCTGATTCAGCGGGGAGTGCAGGAAGAGGAGCGCCCCCTGGGTACAAGGCTCTCTGAATCGCTTCGTAGCCAACCTGGCCGGGTTTTACTTTCTTGGCTAATTCTGGATTTTTCTGCGCCCAGATTGCCATCCCCTGGTCACGCACAGCATCCATCCTGGCTTGATCGCCAGAAGCTACGGCTGCTGCACTATCACGCTCGTACTGAGATAAACGCGGATCCTTAGCTACTTGTTGAGCAATAGCCGCTTTATCTGACTGGTAAGCACGTTCTGCTGCGGGAAAAGAAAAGGGAGTCACGGAGTAACCGGCATTACCACCGCCACCGCCTCCTCCGCCGGGGCGTGCTGCATCTGCCAGGCGCAATTCGGCACGACGATAAGATTCCCCCCTGGCACTAGGAGGGATGTTACCGACTCCAGTAAAGCTGGTTCCGTAAGGGCGTCCTTGAATTAAATTCCCTACACCAGTCATAAGTTGACCAAGGGGACCAAGAATATTCGGGTTATAGCCAGGCTGTTGTTTGCGTGCCTGAATAACACGGTCCATCATTCCGCCAGGAATTGCCATAACTACCTCCAAACCTCATGTAAATAAAGACGAGAACCAACAGCTGTGTCGGCGGGACCAGGTAATGCCTGGATGAATTCGGCACCAGAGCGTTCGTAACGGTAACGAGCCTGGAACGGATCCTTGTAGTTTGGAACGTAAAGGATACCGGCTAAACGGTTGGTCTCATAGAGATAAATCTCATCCCAGACCTTAAGCGCCTCCTTAGCGTTGCTAGAGCGAATCGTACGATCCACATCACCAGCAATACTCTCAAGGCGAGTGGAAGGAGAAGTCGCAACCTCTGTCTTCTTCTCAGCAGTATCACAGCGACCAATCTGAATAATGATCTTATCGTAAAAATACGAATCTGGGACCGTATTCATGGCCTCTTCCAAGCGAGCATAGTCGCCCGCTGGCACGGAAACCGTGAAGTAGCCCAGGTGATACCGGACCCTGCTTTTGTCAAAATCAGACAGCTGCACAGTCTATTTCCGTTATGTTATCAATTATAAACGCTAGTTATCCGTAGATAATTTCATCCATCGGGCCAGAGTACATGGCCTGCATCAAAGGAGAAGATGAACGCCTGGGCGACATCGCACTGGCAAGTAAAGATTCTTTTAATTGTTCTTGAACTGTTTTTTGCCTAGGTTGCATTGCATTAAGCAAAGCGCCAAATAAAGTTGCGTTTGCATTTTGTTCATTAACAGAACCAGGGTTTTCAGATGATACAGTTGGCGCCCCTGGCATGACATCTGTCAATTTGCCTTCCGGTGTTTTATATCGTCCGGTAGCCAACCACTCAAGCTGTTGGTCCGTTAAATACTTTTTGCCTTCAAGCGCTAAATGCACATGCGTGTCATGTCCTTTATCGCCTGGTCCCAGGGCTTCGTTAAATACACCTAATTGTTTTGCACGCCAACTCAGTTCACCCGTGCGTTGCTTCCAGGGAATGGGTTTGCCTCCTGCATATGCCGGTGCAACGTCAGGACGCCAATCTCTTACGTCAATAGCCAGACCTTTTGGATGGTATCCAGTAGGAGAGTGCCCACCTCCAACACCGCCGAATGCAGGATTTTCACCAATATCTAAACCAAACTTCTTTAGGTATTTACCTATGTCAACAATAGATCTTTCAGCCATCTTATGTTTTATTTTTATTGTAAAACGAAAAAACCCCTGGTCTCCCAGGGGCATTAATGATAGAAGCCTAATTAAACACGGATTAAGTCTGCTGCAAACACAGCATCCCAATCAACTCTTTTGATTTGTCGCAGCTGCTCAAGATTATTAAATCTTTCACCCGATAGTGACATCTGAAGATCTTTTATCTCCCGCGCTGTCTTCAAACCGATACCCTTGATATGATCAGCGATCATCTGCGCAGTAGCGCCGTTGAGATTCAACCGGTTATCTGGTGGAAAAGTACGTGGCTCTTCCTGCGCAGCTTTGTCTTTAACTTGAAGAGTCTTCACCTTTTTGGTGGCATCTTCGTCGGGCGTGATTTCGGTTTTATAAGCGGTATAAAGGCGACCGTCCTGATCTTCGACCATAAACCAATCGCCGTTATCCCATTCGCTTACAACCTTGACTCGGGCTCCTGTTTTTTTGTGCTGATAAAGCATAAAGACCAGATTTAAATACCTGGTCTTAGTTTACATTATTCAGCTGACAGTGCGAGCAGGAAGATACTCATCCATGTCCTCATAAGCCGGAGCTTCATCAGGCTGGATGTAGCAAACCTCAACAAACAGGTAGCCGGTCAGGCCTGCAGAGGAATCTGCATCAGAGATGTAAATACCGCCAGAGGTGCTGGTATCGTTTGCGGCACCCTTGGCAAACACCTTCATGGTGACGGCACCAGTGCTGGTGTAATGCAGTACACTACCAGACACACCGGCTGCACCAGTGGCAGTCAGGAATGCATTGCTACCAAAGCCTTGGCTACCACCAGCGAAGAAAATCTTGGTGGCTGCGTCGCCAGAAGTAGTAGAGGTCAGGTTGGCCTGAACAATAGCTTCGCCTACGCCAGATGCAGCGGTAGGACCACTGGAGTCGCGACCAAAGGAGATCACGTTACCAGTCGCAGCGTATACGCCAGAAGCGGCGCGGCCATCGCCCCAGCCAGAACCAACGGAAACGGCAGTGCGATACACATATACAGGACGATCAGCTGCACCAGAGATCACCATGCCGGTGATATCAGGGCGAGTATCGTCTTGGCGGTAAGGGGAGGGAACGATCACGGTGCCGGTCACCAGTGGTGCACCAGAGGTCTGGGTCACCGCCACATAGCCGCGCTGTTGGAAATAACGATAGCCAGGAACAGCCAGAACAGAAGTAGGGCCGCCCTTGGAAGCGTTATTAGAACCATCATCGGTGGTATCAATGTTCCTGTACCAACCGTTCAGTGCTTCTACCCAGTTACCTGGATAGATTTTTTTCGAAGATAAATAGGACATTTATTTTTCCCGTTGTTTTAGAACTAAAAGTTATCAGATGCTGCCGTCGTCAGACAGGAAGCTGAATGCAGTGGTCACGAAGTCCTTGTTCAGGATCTCGAAGCCAGCATACAGTTGCCAGATCAAGATGATGAAACGGCTGAAGTCATCGTTGTTGTTGATCAGCACCTGAGCGTTCGGGCCGCCGATACCAACACCAATCGATTGAGGACCAAAGAAGTAACCTTGTGCAACTTCTTGGCTGCTGTAAGAAGGAGAATCAGTGAAGCTTGCGCTAATGTTCTTGGTCGGGAAGTTAGTCGACTCGAAGAACTTGACACCTTCAAACTGGACGCCAGTAGGCATCACGGGCTCACCGGCCAGGAAGTAACCTTGACCAGCTTGTGGACCCATGAAGAAGCTGGCGTTGTTAGGCATCATGGGATTACCCATGTACATGCCTTGGCCAGGGCTACCAGCGTAACGAGCGATCTCACGGAAGTCAGGATCACGACGCAGGTGCATCATGAAGGTGGGATCGCAGATGCAACGATACAGACCATCAGCAAAGGTGGGAACGTTGCGCTTACGCAGATCCTTCACCACTTCCAGGAGGTCAGTGCGCACTTGGAACTGCTGCACTTGAGCGGCATACTCGGCAGTGGTGTAAGCAATACGACCGGAAGAATCCTTGGTCTTACCGCCAGGGAAGTAGTAACCACCTTGGGTGCTGGAAGCGGCACCATTGGCTTCGGCTTTGGCGAGTTCATCAATGAACACGCGATCGCGCCAACGACGATAGTCATCAAGCAGCGTCAGGCTACCGATGGACTGGTGGAACATGTTGAGGTTACCGGTGTCCAGCAGCAGGCGCTGGGCGGTAATCAGAGTTTCACGAGCAATCTTGAAGGTCGAAGGCTGAGTAGGATCGCCCGGATCTGCGGGACCAGTGTACTCTTTCAGCACAACAAGCACTTTTTCCTTGGTGATGTTGCGGCTGTTGGCGGTACCGATTGTTTGGTCAGCAATACGCTCACGGCTGTCCTTGGTACCAGGAGTTCCCCAGAACTTGTAGCGATCAAGCTGAACGGTTTGACCAGGCTGACGGGTGAAGTCGTGGACGACCACAGGCTCCACCGCCATTTCGGCAATGTAAGCAGGGTGGGGACGGTAAAGTTCCGCACCTAAAATTTTGGGAAAGTCGTTATCAATGAACACTTTGTTTTATCCTCCAGTGTCGCAGGAAGTGTTTTTTTATCGGGTGAAAGATTCAGACATTATTATGTCTTATCTAACACAAATTTTAGCAGTTGGTAATTTATTTATTAATTACCTATACTGCATCGTTGTTGCATACGGACTTACACCGTATTTGGCGTTTGCTGTATTACTAGATCCAGGGGATTCTGGATCGATAGACATACCTTGTTGGAAACCTGGAACACCCATAGAACCAGGGATAGCGCCAAGTGCTACGCCACCGAGACCAGCGGTAAGTGCAGCGGCAGGTACTAAACCAGCAGCGGCAGCCTTACCAAGACCCCTGGTAAATTGCTGCTCCGAAGGAATAGGAATACCTACGGATCTATCGATTAAACCAAGAATGGCATTTTGTCGTTTAGACCCTTCAGGCATTCTGATTGCGGATTCTAATAAAGATTTCTCTGCAGCAACTTTGCCTTCTTTGGATGCTTTTAAAAGACTTGGGGCATATTTACCGGCAAGAGCCCGCGCACCAAGTAGGCCAGCAGCACCACCAAGGCCACCAGCTGCAGCAGCAAGTGCGGCAGAGCCTGGATCTTCACCTTGAGAAAGGGCGTACCCACCAACGCCTAAACCGGCGGCGATAGGTACACCGTATTTAAGAGTGCCACGCATGGCATCACTCCATCACAAACAGTTTGTTTGCGACAACTTGAGGCTGAGCTTGGTTCAGAAGACGCCAAGCTTGAGCGGGGTCTACATCCATTTGCTGCTTGAAGCTGCCCCAGAAGTTTTCAGGCTGTTGGGGAGCAGAAGCTGCGGGAGGAGCAGGAAAATCGCCATAAGCAGCTTGAGCAGGTGCGGTTGGATAACCACGGGTCTCAAGCTGAGCCTCGTTTTCGTAAACAGGGTATGGACCTTCTGGACCAAAGAACTTCAGAGTGTAATCACTCAGAACGTCTGGATTGGTCAAAATCTCGTTGTAAGCAAGATTTTCGGTATGCTCAGTAACCGCAAACTCAGCATAATTTTGGATTAAGTTCTGTGCTTGGTGGCCCCAGGCAACAGCACTATCCAGCATTCCTTCCAGGTTTAGTGCGTACTGGTTTAGAAGGGCTGGAGCCTCCACCCCGAACGCGTCGATCACCTGACGGCTTTCCTGGCTCAGACCCAGGTAATCCGCGATTTGCTCCAAGGAGGGATTCGAGGAAGTTTGGGAAGAGCTGGGCGATGAGGCCTGGTTGGTTGACCAAGTCTGCGCTGCCGAGTTCGGCGTAGGCTGGGCGCTGGGAAGTCCGTAATTCGCCGGGGTATACGCTGTCGTCGGAGCTGACGGTTGACCCTGGAACGGGGATTGAACTGGTGCGCTCAGCAGGTTCACCACCTTGTTGAACGCCGATTCCCATGGATTGCTGTTGGTTGCCTCCGATTGGGATTGGGGGGCGTACTGAGTAGGGGCGGATTGGTAACTGATATTCGGCTGAGGCGTCGCTGCCTGGTACCCCTGCTGTGCTGCTTGGTACGCCACCGGAGCTGCTTGGTAATTGCTTGCCGCTGGTGCCACGTAGCTGCTCGGAGCCACCGCCGGTTGTGCGGGGCTCGTCTGTGGGATCGATTGGACGGTAGCGTCCTGCATAACTCATCTCCTTTTGTAAGGCTTCTAAAGTTCGATACAGATATGGCGTTAAATCCAATCTTGGATCCGCAGCCATCGGAAGATCCGGAGCTTGCGGGTGAGGAGTCTGCATCATGCCCCCCACTAGTTTTGCGAATGCAGAGTAAGCACCCTGCAATTCGTTCACCATCCTGAACGGGAACCCAGATAACATCTCGGCCCGCTCCTCATCCGTCTTAGACGGAAAGAGGTATTTCAGTGCTTCAATGCTATCAACACCTAATTCCTGGAGATTTCGAACAACAATAGAGTTATTCAAAATATCTTGTGTGGAATCTTCGTATACAGGTCCCAGCCATCTCCAAAGCATGGTGACATCACCATCTGGAATTAAACCTTGTACACCTGGAGGTATTTGTTGTGCCTCCACACAAGCAACCATAAGTTGTTTGATCTGTGCATTGTATTGCTTTAAAGCTTCTTCATAAGCAGCAACCTCTTCCTCTTGTGCTTCACGAGAAGGAGAAATTGGTTTTTCAATACGTGCAGCCTGAGCGAGACTATCTTTAAAAAGCTGTTCTTCTTGATAAATAATTAGTTCGAGACAACGACAAATACCATGTGTATAAATCGCATTTGCTTTTTTCTTGGAAGTTGCAGAAACACGTCCAAACAAGGATTTGTATTCTGTTGCCGTTACACCAGCAGAAATGGAAAGCTCATCAACACCGCCAAGTGATGTACGAATCTCTTCTCTGTACTGACGAGCAAATGCATTTTGGTCGCCGGTGATAGCATCGGGAACGATGTAACCAACTCGGTCATTGGGCTCCAGGTTTGCAATGATCCGTGGAACACGGAGCTGACCATCAACTCCGCGCATGATTGGATCTGCTTTAAACCGTGATTGACTTAATGCTCCAAGACCAGTAAAACCTGAGTTGGCAGCAATTGATGGACGTTGTACAGCGGTATCGCCGCCCGCCTCCATCAAATCACTCTTTGGCCTAGACGAAAGAAGGGTTGGATTACCAAAGAACTGAACGTTCTTTCGCATAGTGCGGATCATCTCGTCATGAATAACGATGTGATTAGCTAATGAGTCAAATTCACCAACACCCTCGTTGGAGAAACCCTTGGGATTGTTAAAGATCTCAACGCATGGAATAAAACCTAAAGTATTTTTGAATGTCTTTGTACGACCCAATGCCGAATAGTTTGTTGTTTCAAAAGAAAGCTCGCCTTCAGAGTGAGTCTCTTCAATCACATCCGATTTGATTGACAAACGAATATAACGCTTTGCTCCTTGTTCAAATGCAGCACCCCCTGGCCCAAGCGTGGCGAGATTGATTCCATCTGTGGCGCCAAAACCCTTGCGAACTTTGTAGCTGTAAATAATTACGACTTCATCAAGCTCGCCGTCTACGTTGTAAAAAGAACGATATTCGTGAGAACGGAAATAATATAGGCGGTAACTGAATTTAGTTGGACGAATGTAGAAAAGACCTTTTCCATCACAAAGAAAATATTCCCAAATGGAATCGAGTCTTGTGTCTAATTTGTTGTACTTGAGAACACGATCAATAAAGTCTTTCCTTTGGCTACCAAAGTTATCTTGTGATGGAAAAAATTCAACTCCCTGGCGGATGCCAAAGAGTTTCATCTGTGCAATGTGTGATGCAATGATGCCCGTATCAACAGTCATCGACCCATCTTTTTCAAGATAGGAATCAATCATCTCCTTGAGACGAAGTTTTGCATCCATTGACATGAGTTATCTCTCTTTTATTTTTATGATAACAGATTTAGAAACGAGTCATCACGTTCCCTTGTACTCCATATCCAGGAACTGCATTGGGTAGACCAGGGGTACGCATGATGTTTACATCAAAACCAAAGGTTGGAGTTTGATACCCCAAGCCAAGCTGACCGCTTTGATCTTGAACGTTGTAATTGCCACCAAAACGAATGGCTTGATTTGCGTCTAAATTGGCGTTAACAGAACCACGTAAATTTTTTACTTTTTCATTTTCAATATCGACGCCAAACCTAATGGGAGGTCCACCTTGTTGTTGCATTTCCTGCATTTGGCGCTGCATCTGCTCCATATTCATACCGACGCCTCCTCCAAGTGCACTGGCTCCCAGCGCTCCCCCAGGGGTTTGAGCTTGTGCAACTAAGCTGCCCATGTTGCCAACGGCGCCAGGGAGATTAGCAAACGGCAAACGTGGTCCCGGCTGATTTTGCTGCTCGTAATACTTTTGTAGATCGCCGGGACGACTATCCCATTCTTTTAATTTGTTTAATTCTTCCTGTGACATCCCTTTGAAGGGACTGCGAGGCCCAATTTGAAAACTTGGGCTACCTGCAAATAAATTACCTGGCGCACCAGGGACGTTAGATTCGCCGCCGTAACGTAACATTTTTTGACTACTTCAATCTGTTTATTCTACTCTTCTATTACTTCATACCCGGAAGGGTCGTGGACTTTCGATAAAATAATGCCTTCGCCTTTCACATCCCAATTCAAAATATCACCTTCTTGCCAGCCAAGATCCTCAATGACCTCATCTGGTAGGGTAATAAAAGGATCTCCGTTTTCGTCTTCTTCAATCTCGATAATGTAGCTGCTCATTTTGACAAAAGCTTTTCCATAAGCTTATCAAGTTTATTGTTGATTTCGCGAAAATTGTCATGCATTTCTTGAATTTCTCTTAAGAAATCAACCTTCAAAACATATTCCATTGGCATTCGATTAATTTGATCTTCCAGAATATCAATCCGACGTTTTTGAGAACTTGTATAACTAAGCGCATTTTGAATACGTTCTTGTTGTCGATCTAAAATTTTGTTGGCCACCCAAGAACCGCCTGTTACTGCAGAGATTATAGCGGTTAGGCCAATAGCAAAAAATTCTGGTCCCACTGGAATAAACGTTTTTTCTTATTCTAAATTCAGTAATCAAGTTGTAAATTACTTTTTTTCATTAATCCATTTACGAGCCAAACTAGAGCGTCTACACAATCGTCGTGGCCGCTTACTCCAAAATTAGTTAGCTCTTCAAACATTGCTGTGAAATTGCGGTAACGATTAAAAATAATTTTTCGATCCTCAAACATTCCCATGATTCCACGGAAACGAGCAAGTTTATCAGCACGGAAACCTTTTACAGGATGCCAAAGAATGTTATAAAGACCTTCATTGTTTAAACAGATCCGTTTGAAATCTGCTTCTAGAGAAGCCTGGTACTGAACTGCTTCTGACCAAACATCACAAGTGGAAAAGGTTGGAAAATAATTTCCATTTTCATCTTTGCCAATAATAGACCAATCGTTCATTAATTCTTTGAGGGCATCTAGCTTTTCAAGATTACCCATGACACGCATGCGTCGATAATCAATGATATGGATTTTGTCTTCGATTCTGCCACCAAGAACGAACACCGTGTAATCATTCTTTTCTTTTGTTCCAGCGGAAAGGTCTACGCCGATTCCAAGCGTATCAAATTCCGTCGAAATTTCTGCTTTAACAATTAACTCAGGCGCAAGAGAAAGCTCATTTTGCCTGATAATTTTATTCATGTATTGGAAAGAGAAAGCAATAGGGGCTTGCCTTTTCTTTTCTTTTAAGTAATCCAATGACCACATCTCTGGCCAATAAGACATTTCTTCCCCGGTTTTAGGATCTGAACTGATTGCTGACAAAACAATTTGGGTCCAGTTGTTTTGTTCATTAAACGTGGTTGCGTGAATGTCATCATGCCTAAAGCGAGTACCAAGACAGATAGCACGTGCACCTTCAAACATTGTTGGTGCAATCACCGCGTTCCAGTTTTCTTGCATCTGTTTGCGGATGTCTGGGTTGGCGATATCCGCAGCAGATTTGATGGCGTCATCAATCATCACCAGATGAGAACGCTTGGAAGTCACCGAACCTTTTAGACCTGCAGCACAGAGTGTGAATTGTTCTTCACCAGTGGTGTCAATGCCTGCAAACTTGTGGTCAATAGACCAATACTCATTACTAGTAACGTTTTTCAGCAGACGGACTGTAGGGAAGACTTCTTGATATCGTTTGCTTTCAATAATTCGTTTGATGGTTGCAGACTTGGAACGTGCAATATCAACGGTGTAGGACAAATAAAGAATCTGCAGGGGAAGCTTGGCAGCGGTATGGATGCCAATTGCCCATGCCGTCAAAAGGCCCAGTACGGTGCTCTTGGCTGAACCACGAGGGGCAAGCAGGTCAATATTAGGCCCAGCAATTTTAATCAAGCATGAGCTGTCTTCGTTAGTGACAAAATGACGATGCCAGTCCCTATGGTGCTCTGCCGGAGGTTTATCTGCGACGTACTCACAAAAGAAGGCAAAATCTTCTCTGGCCTTCTGAAGAAGTTCTAAATTCCGTGGCTTCTTAATCTGCTGGTTTTGTGCTGCCGCTTTGGCGTTACGGCGATGCGCAAGATAAAGATAAGAAGGCACAAGAAATAAGCAGCTAATAAAATACTAACTTATTTTTGTTTTTTTGTTTTTTGGTATTGACGAGCCTTTTCCAGTGCGGCTTTACGCTTATCTTTATCCGTACTTTTGTCGTCCTCGGAGTTTTTAGATTTAAAGTGTGCCAGGATTTCTGGCGGCATTTTATTGGCCATTGTTTTCGGTATTACCGTTAAGTTTGTTTAGGTTTGCAAGCTGAAATTCTTTTGTGCCTGCTACGTTTTGCTTTGGCCCAGGTATTGACCTGCCCATGCGATTACGCTGAATTTCTCGCACAATCAAGGGCAATCTTTCAGCAAAATCTCCAGCGTCTACGTTGGCTCCCATTTGAATCCAGTATTTAATTTTTATTCTAGTTTGTTTATTCTTCTAATTGCATGCGTGCCCATACACTCATAGATGCTTCATGCAGGGGTGATTCAATTGGATCGTCTTTAAAAATAAACATTAGTTCACGAATGGCGCGATCGGCTCCTGCCATCAACAAACCTTTTCGGTCTTTTGTAGAAGTATATTGTTCAATTTGTTGAATTGTTCCGCGTAATTCTTTTTGCATTGAAGCAATGCGAGCCACGCCAGCATCACGTTTTACGATGCCATCTTCCACATCGTTACGCAGTTTTCTGATGTCCTCTCGCATCTCTTCAATCTCAAAGAGCAGTACCTTCCGATGATCAGGCTTTGGATAATGTTTATTAATCCAAAGGTCACACGCAGTAATGCTTCCTCGATAATCAAGAAATCGAGCATAAAGAAAACATTCAATAACTGAATAGTTTTCTGAACAAAAAGATGTAAAAGATTCTTGAGAAGCAGAGTCTAGATTGTCGACCCAAGTATCAAAAACCTCAATATCGATAAGCTCGTTGCGCCTGGTTGTAGTCGCGGGCTTCGTCGCTTTCACTGAAGCGCTGCGATTGCTCTGCCCCCTTGCGCTGCTCTTCTGCGCCTCGGGTAATGGTTTCACGTTCTTGTTCACCAGATTCCCTCATTTTTTCTTTGCTGGAACCAACAGAAACATCTTGAAAGATCTTTACAGCAGCAGCAGCCTTACGGGCTTTGTCTTCATCAAACAAAAACCCATACGGATCAGATTCTAAACCAAGGAGATCATCTTCCATCTTATTTCATTTATTTAAAAATCTTTTGTGGTTTCATCGAAGGGAGACTTTTCTTCTTTTGTTTCTGCTGTTGCTTTACCTTTTGCGTATTGATAAGCAATATCTGCAGCCTGCTTGTAAAGATTCAAGTCAGCTTTTAAAGATGAATCATTTTGTTGTGGCGCAGAATCGTTGGCCATCACAAAAAGATCAGAAGTTGCTCATCATGGACGCCAGGCCTTGGCTCATGATGTCACGGCGACCCTCAACACTCTTTTGACGTTGTTGGCGAACCTTGGAACCTTCAAGACGGCTAAGCAAATCTTCAAACTCACCGATGTTAAAAGATTTAGCGCCAAACTCGCCTTCTGCTGCTTGCTTTTTCAGCTCAGCAGCCGTGGCTGCATCAATTTCACCACGAGCAAGGGCTGAGTCGATTCCGGCAATGGTGTCTGCGTATGCCATTTGGTAGAAAAACTGGCTTTATTAGATTATTTTAACTCGAATTGATTTAAAAAGCAAAAGCACCAATTAGTGCATTACGGAAACTTGTTTCAGAACCAAGTTTTGCAATGTCTTTTTGACCCTTTTGACGTTCAGTCTCTTGTTTAATTCCATATTCACCCTGCAATGTGGCAACATCTCGCTCAGTTGTGCCACGAATATTCTCAACCTCTTGTAAACCCGTATTAATAATGCCTTGTAAATCAATGCGATTTTGACCTTCGATTTCTGCGACACGTGTTCCTTTCAACAAATCTTGATCAGCAATATATCTGCGTGCTTCTGCATCACGATCTGCCATATACCGAGAGGCAGCCGCAGTAATCTCCGAAGTTTTAACACTATAGCCACCTTGAATATTGGCAACATTAGCAGCTGATTGACCCTGAATTGCTGCAAGTTCTTTTTGAATATCTCCATTCAATTGCGTTAAGATCCCCGCACTTAAAACGTTGAACTCTGCTTCCGAGTAAGCGCCAGCAGCAATATTATACTTACCAATAGAAACACCCGGAGTATAATTCTGTCCAGCGGAAGGCAGGTTGCGTCCCTCCTTGGATCCCCATTGGGCGTAATGCTTGGCGCCAAATTGCTCAATTGACTGGGTTCCGCCTTTATTCCCCCAATCGTTATATGCTGCGATTAGATCAGGGTAACTTTTTACATAAGCGGTATAATTTGCCATGACTAATACATTAATAAAAACATTATAAATTAAAGGGTTTTAGATGGGCAAACATTTAAAATTACCCACCTAGCATTGTCATGTATTCTTGTAGGGTTGGACCAGTTTTAGCTGCTTGGATACCTTCCATAACTTTGCTGGGATTGAATACAACTGCCTTGCTCTTATACTCTGGACTTGACATAATGGTTTTACCAAGGAAATCTTGGAAAGCTTGTCCGCTGTTGATACCTAATCCTTGTGCAGCACTGACTAAATTTTGGTACTCAGGATCAGAGATAGTGCGTCCTAATAATTGTTCGTAGGCTAATGAAGCTGCTGGTTTATATCGATCGTAACTTTGTGTAGAAGGCATGCCCATTGGCAAGGATCCTAATTGATCGGCTTGCTTGAGGCCTTCTTTAATGTCACCACCAGTTGAACGAACAAGATCAAAAAAGGAACTGCGAGCTTCCTCTGGAGTCAGATTGCCACTAGCGATACGTGCTATATAAGACTCAAAAAAATCTGGAAGAGCTTTTTTTGTCGCTGTCTCCGCTTCCTTGCCTTGACCTACATAATAACGACCAATGTCAACGGGGTCTTTGGGAACCTTATTTTTGATGTCCTCACCGGAAAAATACTGAGTGAGTTCGTCAAGCTTTTTAGATACAGAATCTAAAGTTACCGTTTCTTTTCTTCCATAAGGGGACCATGATCCCCATTTAACATCTGACATTGGTGGCCCTCATGTTGATTATATTTTACTTTAAATAAACCTGCTGAATGGATCCATCTCTTTACCATATGCTTGTTGACGGATTCCAGCAAGTTCTCTCGATAACTGTAAACGTTGTCTTGCTAAAGCATTTGGGCTAAATGCTAAAGCGCCTTCAAGTTTTGCATCTTCAAAAGCTTTTAGGCGATCCATGGGGCCACCCTTGTATGCATCATATTGTTTGCCTGCTGCTTCCATCCCAAAACCAATCAGCGGTGCTTCACGGGAAGCTTTTTCGATGGCTTCTGCTTGTGCCTCTGCAGCAGATTTCGCTTTATCGGCTGCTTTTTTAGAGCCTGATGCACTAGCACCTCCGGCAATTGCGCTACCGCCTGCACTAATTAAACTTGCACCGATTAAGGGATCCATACCTGTACTGCCTGTATAAGAAACTGGACTACTAAGATTTTTGTAACTGGTATTAGGAATGGAACTTAAGGGTGTTCCAAAACTAGATGACATTATTATAACTCCTTAGATTACGAAATCCATTTACGATTGGCGTATGGATTATTTGCATATACACCGGCTAACAATCCTGGTGTGCGGCTAGCAATTTCAATCGCTGCTGCAGGATAAGACAAGCGGGCAATCGATTCAAACCCTTTAAGAATTTGACCGGGCAATGCAGTTAACATTTTGATTTTAGCTGCCTCTTTCCCTTCTTCCCGTCGTTGTTGGCGTACGCGTTCCCAATCTTCTAATTGACGCGTCCGTTCACGCTCATCGCGAGACTCCATATAGCGGAATAAACCTGCCATGGAAGGGTCGATTCCAGAAATTGTTGTGTAATCAAATGTTCCTGTATAACCAGGGGTCATTGGACTGGGTGTGCCAGCAAGCTGTGCCTGGAATGGGGCTGGTGAAGCCAATGAGGGAAGGCTACCCGCCAATTGAAAACCAGAAGTGGTGAACGTGTAAGGTGCCATGATTATCCAACCGAAACGTTAGGGGCAGCAAGTGCGGTTACATATGGGTTGGTTGCAATTGCTTGACGCATAAATGCACCGCGCTCACGCTGGGCATCGAGTGTAAGGTTAATGCCACCACCTAAGACCATCTGTTGCATGTAAGCATTGTTTTGTGTATTGATTAAAGCTTGAGCACGAGCTAAATCATCGTTTTGTTCTTTCTGGACCATGGGGTACATTGCTTGGCGTTGCTTTAAATCTTCTGCGTTAATTTTCTGCAGCAGATCAATTGTGCCGCCGATGCGTGTTTGAAGAGCATTGCGTTGTTGTGTCTCGCCAAGTTCGCCAAGTTGCTGAAAATACTTCAGCTGTTGAGCAGAAGCGTTCAGAGGTAAATCACCAAAGGGCGTTGGAATGCTTACGGCTTGGGGGTTTTTCTCCAGAGCAGCCTTGGTGCCTCCAACGATTCCGCCACCGATCATTGAACCAATTGCGGTGCCAGCAGCTGCGGTAAATGGTGCGGCTGGTCCGCCAATGGCAGCACCAATACCACCACCAATCAGGCCGCCAACGGTTGTACCAGCAGCGCCTGCAATGTCTCCTTGAAGCAACGCAGGGACGCCTGCAAGTACAGCACCGCCACCAACAACAGCACGCTTGGGTACTTTACCAATAGCTGCGCCTGCAGCTTCTGCACCTGACAGAAGCACTTCGCCAGCTTTTCCGATTTTAACTTTACCTTCTTGGATAAGTTTTTCAAGCTGTTGACGCATATTGGCGTCGGCAAAAGCATTGGCTCCCGAAGATGAACCGGCGTACAAAGGGCTAGATAAGGGTTGTACTGGCGTTGACCAAGGATCTGGATATGCCATTATTAAAACGCTTTTATTTTTAGATTCTATCAGTACCCAACACACCATACTCAGCGGTGGTTGGAAGTTGTGATCGACTAGAAGAAGAAATTGCTTGATTAATAATATTGCCAGTCATAATTCCACCAAGAGACCCAGCAAGTCCGGCAAGTCCTAGGCGTGTTGTCTTCGGTTGCTTAGTTGTACGTGCAGCAACGCCCAATGCAGCTGCACCACCAGCAACACCTAATGCAGAAGGAAGTGTTATTGGATAACCAAGCAGTCTTGCTTCTGGTACACCTTGTAAGTTTTCTGGTGTTGCTTTTAAAACACCAAGTAGTCCGCGATCTTGATAGTAACTGCGCAAGAAATTACCATAACGTTGTGGCGTTAAATCTGGGATATCTTTTTTAGCTTCTTCGTAAGCAAGTGGTCGACCAGTGCGTCCCAAGAAGAAACGTTCAAATGCTTCTTGGACTGGTTGTTCGGTTTCGCGACGATCTTCTGATCCTTTCTCTGCATATGTCTGTGCAAAACCTTTAGGTCGACCCGCTTCTCCAAGATTTAATAAATCATAGGCACCAGATACAGCCATTGCTGGTGCAAGAGCTGATGTCATAACCAGACCTGTTTTAAGAGGACCTAGTTTCTCTGCTGTCGTTTTACCAAGCGCCGCACTTGCAGCCATGTCGGCAAGAGCATTGGGATGATTTGCACGCCACCAAACAGTACGCGTACCGTCGTTGGTTAAATCTGTTAATAAACGTGCAGAATATGCACCCAAAAATTCAACGGGTGTTTGTCGTAAAGTAATCCCTTCTTTTGCAAGTTGTTTTTTAAAACCCGGATCAGCAACAGAAAGAGTTTGTGTTGTTCTTTTTTTCTGGAGTTCTTCTCCTGCTTTGAAGCCCGAACGATAAGACATCAGATTAACCTCATGCCGGTTTGATTTAAAACCTCTTGTACTCTTGCTGGAATTGGCAATTCAGCAGAAGGATTAATGTAATTGTTTAAAAATTCAATACCAGACATTTGAAATTGGGTGCCAGGTGAAACCGCCTGTGGTAGCTGCATTTCATTAATTACCTGGCGTTGCAACATTTGGTGGTATAAAGTTTGATCTTGTGAACTTACAGTTGGCTCAACTGCCATACCAGGCATCAAGCCAGCAGATAAACCCGCTGACAAAAGAGATCCACCTAAGTTTGAAGCAGTTTCAAAACGAGAATACTCAAGTGCTGGCTGATATTGACCTCCAGGTGTGCGTGTGAATTTTGTTGTTGATTGTTTTGGCGGCCTTATTTTTCTTGCCAATGCGGTCAATGGATAAGTGACACCGAAATCAATTAACGCGGATCCAATGCCTACGCCAGGTCCACCGACCAAAGTTCCAAAGCCACCGGCCAACACACTACCGGTTCCGACATTGGCGGCAAGATCTTTATTTGAAGAAAGAAATCTACCTAAACCGGCTAACTTCACTTTATTGCTTTTGACTTAAGTTTATTGTACAAGAAGTTATTATTTTTTCGCTGCCTTTTTATTTTGTTGGTTGTCTTGTACTGGTACATCTGGAGATGCGCCAAGACTTCCTTTGTTTTTAGAAATTAACTGAGACACTGAAACCTTACCTTGTTGCTCTGACTCAACTTGATTTGTTGCAGACGCCATAAGGAATCCACGGGGATCTGGATTGCTGGCCCTAGGCATTGGATTTTGAATTTTCTTGTCTGCTGGAATAGTAGGACTTAAGTTGTAAGTTTCAGACCAAAGAGGATTGTAGCCCGGTTGGATTTCTGGTCTTTGTGTTGTCAATGCTCTTCCATTAATAAAGTCATATTCTGTATTGCGATCAAAATTTGGCATTCCAGCAAATACTTCATATTGATCTGCAGTTTTACCAATAAAGTTAAGACGAGGATTCAGCGCAAGTTTGCGCGTCATCATTTTGCGTAATAAGTCAGACTGAGTAAATCTTGAGGGATTCCAAGGATATTGACCCGCGGTTGAAGGAGACTGAAAAAGTTCGTCAAAATTAAGTTGTTTCTTTTTTACAAAAGGATCTTTTGTGTAATCAATGTAACGACCTAGATCCAGGCGTGAGTCTTTAGCCATTAATCCTTAGCTTTTTTCTTCTTGTGCAATCCTACCAATGTCTGACGAAGCCGTGCTTGTTTGACTGTTTTTTCGTCATATTGATCAGGATTAGACAAAACATTTTCTTGTAGTTGGGCAGAAGTAATTCCCCGTCGTTTGGCTTTAGCAGTAAAGGCACCTTCCTTCATCTTCATGCCTTGAATCCACTTTTTATCTTTCTTTTTCTTTTCAGCCATGATTAGCGATTCCGACGTTTACCAGCGCGACGACCTGCTTGGGCCAGGAGTTGTTGGGTGACTACTTCCAGGTTAGACGGAAGAGGTTCAGAAGAAATACGTGTTTCTTTAGGTTCAATTTTAGCAATTTGTTCCCTTAATGCTTGCAGTTCAGCGCCAGGTCCTGTTGTTGCTGGTGATAGGCGTTGCTGTAATTCTCCTGGGCGACGCGGCGCCAAAACACCAACGTTTGCAACACCTAGAGCTTCCTCGCCAAAGTCTTTGTACTGTTCCCAGTCAGCCTCACCTTCTCCCATGCGAGACCACGATTCCATACTCTTAGGAGACTGGCGGATATCTAAGGATGGTGGGCCAACATACTTACGTGAGAGAGAAGGATCAACAACTGAACCACCTGAAAATCCAAGTTGTTGTGCTTCTTCTCTGGAGAGCGGATACACATCGCCAGTTTTTTGGTTAACAGTCACGAAAGACTTGCGCGATGAGCGGCTGCCAGGGCGACCGATCACACCTTCGATAAAATCAAAAGCAGTTGGCGAATCGAGCACAGGCAGTGTTACTCCCTTTTGTTCAGCCAGCATGCGATTGGCAAGCGAGCCAAGTTCTGCGTAATCTTTAATGCCAGTGGCAGTACGCAAACCATTCAGGAAGCCAGCAAGTTCACCACGTTTGATTTGGCCAGTACCACTGATAGTTTTGCCTGTTTTGGCATCTAATACTTGAAGAGGCGCCTGAACAATTGTTTCAGCTGCTTCATACACATCGCTGGTGAATTGTCCGTATTTACCTTCTCGGGTAATCTGGCCGACAGGCGGCGCACCTTGTTTTAAGGGACGTTTAACAGACATTGGTTGGGTTGTGATGTACTCAAGTTGTTGGCCAGGAGAAACAACAAGTTCTGCACCTGTTGCATCTTTTGCAATACCAATTTGATTGAGTTGGGTTAAGTCGGTAATCCCAAGTTCACCAACATTGCCGTTTTCGTCAAGCACCTGTGTTTTATTAACAAGGATTTTGTTTCCTGCCTTGGTCGTGTGTGGTGCATAGTAAAGGTTATACACAGGTTCCTGTACAAGTTCTTCTGCAACGCCACCAACTAAACGGCCTTTTTGTGAGCCACGACCAAAACCAGGGGTCACATCAAGTTGCCCTTCAGGATTGACTGCACGCTGGAAATAAGCCGTTTCCCGTAGATCCGCCATGAACTGATCATCGGCATAGGGACCAACAATCTTTTGGTGTGCACGTACTAGGGCACGGCCTGTCGCTTTGTATTGCTCCGCGTTCAAACGATTCTGAACAGTTGGATTGGCTTCTGCAACAGCAATGGCCCTGTTTTTATCGACCAAGAATGGTACGTCAAGGTTCATCTGCTCACCACGTTCAATTGCCTCCACTGTTTCCTGAGGTAATACATCGCGGTACAAGACGGTTTCAGTTGTTTTCACCAGGTCGCCAGCTTCGTTTCGTGTTTCCACGTTACGCAGACGCACCGGCATGTCTAGGTCATAACTGTCAACCAAACGATTACGGCGTGCTGGACGCGTGATGCTGGATTGTTCGCCTGCAAGATGAGCACGAACTTGGTCGTCCCAGTAACCACGGAAATTGTTGATTGCTTCTTGGTATTGTTCAGACTGCATCAATGGCACAGCAGCTGTACTAACGCCACCCGTTAGACCAGTCAGTGCTTCACTGATAGGTTCCCAAGTTTCTTCGTCATTTTGACTGCGGGTACGAACCGGCCTTGGTTGCTGAGAAGCAAATGCGGAACGTTTAATTTCTCCTTCGGGAAGAGTGACATATTTGCTTGGCAAAGCAGGACCAGCACTTCTTTTTAATGGTGAACCAGCCACTACTTCTACTGTTTGTGATCCACTGGCATACTCACCACCAATTAACCTACCAGAGCGATCAAATTCCGCTGCATTAACATCGAGTGTGCGTGCAAAGTTTTCGGGGCCAACAGTTGCAGAGTTATAGTTGGGATCCAGGAATTCTGGTTTGTTGTATTGAGCAAACGCATTAATACGCGCGTTGATTTCAAAATCATCAAGACCAGCATCATATAGTTTTTGCAGTGCAGGAGAAGTCTCCGCTGTTTGCGACCGAAACAACGAAGTTGTTTTACGACGTGCGCGTTGAGTAACTTGATCTTCCCCTGCTTCAACAGCATTGACTTGTTGATTGCGAGCTTGATTTAAAAGCTGGTCCTGAATGGAAGTAAGGTCAGTAAATGCACCAGGTTGATTGGCGCGTGTTGGGAGCGCCGTCGATGGAGCTTCCCTTTCAGGAAACTGGCCAGAACGCAATTGTTCAAAAAACTCTGCCCCAAGGACACGTTTTTCTTTTACGTCTTCTGCAGAAACTAGACGACGATATAAACCTTCGTTCTCTTTTAGGAATTGATCGACATTAAATTCACGGGCAGGAGCAGATGGCTCTGAGCGAATTTGCTCAAGCACATCATCAATTAAGGCTTCATTACCTTTGGCAATCCGTGATTGACGCGAAAGTTCAGCACCATACTCAAATGGGGCAGCACGTTCGTAATCAGCTCGATATTTCTCAATTAATTTGTCGGCAACATCAACAGTTGCCTCTGGAATTGCAGCTGCCGTGCGTTGAACAGAGGAAGCAGGTACCATTCGCCCGTGACGACGTACCATCCGCTCTTGCTTGGGTAAAGGAGAAGGTAAATCAACAGTTGCCTGGGGAATTGCTGCAACTTTTGAAGGTGCAACAGGAGCTGGCACCCCTTCTCGCCGGATTTGCTCTACAGCACCGGTTGGAATCTTTGTTACTTGCGTCCCAGGGGCAGCAGAAGTGGTTTTTACGCCGCCACCACGCAACATACGATTACCAGCCAGGCCAGCACCAACAAGTGTGCCTAGCCCCAAGGCTGCAATACCCAAAGTTTCCAGTAAATTGGAGCTTTCTTGCGGTTGACGGACCTGATTACGCCGAAATTCCGCCACTTCCGGGGCTAATTGTGCCCTTTCTTCCGGATCTTCTGGGTATGGAGTCCCAGTTGCACGACTATATGCAGCAAAATCCAAGGGGGAAAGGGCCATGAGAATAAATATGTTTGATATTGCTTGTTATTTTTATTTTAAAGGCAAGAATTTAAAAAAATAAGTGTTATAGACTTAAAACAAGCCCGAGTTTTACCTCCGATTAGGGGGAAAATAAAATTAAGCCATGGACGAAAAAGACAGAATGCAACGGGTCATTGGCCTGGAAGCAATTAAATCAAAAGCAGAAGAATTAATAGACCAGGGCAAAGAACCTTTTGAGGTACAAACGTTTGTCTCTGCAGCAAGAGGCGAGTTAGCGCGTCAAAAACCCGACTGGCAGCAATATGCCTCTGCTTTAAAAGCATCGCAAAAAGCACAAAATACATTCTAAAGACGTATTTTAAATTTTAATTGGTTACCGGGGGTAAAACCCCGGTTTTTTGTTGGAATTTTGGGGTTAATTAGGAAAATTACATACAAAAATACAATGTAAATTACAAAAATAGGTATTTATTACTACAAAGAGGGGCCTTATATAGGGCAAATAGGGTACAAAATTACCTGACGCTTCTCCAACACCCTGACCGAATTGGATCCTGTATAGAAAAAAAGAAAGGTGGAGGGGTTTGATATAGATAGCGGGGGCTGCGCATCCGTACCACGCAGAGTACCACTGCATACCATACCATGCAAG